GTACTGATGAGTGGTCTGAGCCAGTACATAATGTCCTCGCTTGTTGTACTCACCAGCCCTGATGCAATCGTTGCAAATCATTTCTTTTCTTCTTCTGCTTTCGGTTCTTCTTTTGTTTCTTCTTCTGCTGGTTGCACCCAGGTTTGTGTGCTAGTTATATTACCCTCTGGTGTCGGCATTACTTTTCTCCTTTATCCAACTCTCTAAGTCTTGGATGACCCAAGCCTTTTCTATTCCTGCATTCCTTCTTTTCACTACAACAAAGGCTGGAGGTGAAGAGGCGAGACCTCTAGCCTTTGCGTAGTTTTCTGCTTCAGTCGTTGCTTCATCCCAAAACGTCGGAAGGGATAACGTCTTGCGATTCTTCAACTCCAAAATATAGGTCTGACCTGCGATTATGCATACCAAATCCCCTTCGTCTTTGGTGCCAGCAAGGCGTAGCCTCTCTGCTGTGTGACCTAGTGAGCGCAGCCACTTCATCACATCAGTCTCAAACTTTGCACCCTTTGCTTTGTTATACGCGCTCATCACGAATGGCTCTCTCGATTCCCTCTTCCAAAGTAATCTTCGGAGTGTAGAACTCAAGCAACTTAGAGTTGTCGCTGACTCTGTGCATACAACCAACAGGTTTATCTGGACGAGTAACTATCTCTGCTGTGTATCCAGCATAGTAGGTAACCATCTCTGCTAATTGAATGAATGATGTTGCTCTTCCCCAACCAAGATTAGTTGGACCAGTAACATTATTCTCAACAGCAACCATCACTGCGTTGATGATGTCTTCGATATGTATAAAGTCTCGTGTCTGCTGACCAGTTCCCCATACCTCAAATGGATTCTGCTTCTCTATTGCACGCTTGATGTACATAGGGAATGGATATGTTAAGTCTTGACCTGGACCATAACCTGAGAATGGTCTAAAGATATGAACGTTATCAACAAAGGATGCTAAGAACTCACCAGTTAATTTAGACCAGCCATAGGTAGCATCAGGTTTCTTTGGACTATGAATAGACATATCCCACTCGCGTAGTTTGATATGCATATCATCTGTCTGATACATAATTGGATATGCAGCAGATGATGAGAAGTAAACTATCTTACTTGGCGTAGTCTTTAAGCACCATTGGAAAAACTCTGAATCAATAGAGAGGTTATCAGCGACCGCCAGTGGTCTGCCCTCAATACTTTCACGACCGCCCACAATAGCAGCAAGATGAACAACAAGGTCAAAACTTTTATCAGATTCTTTGAAGTAATCACGGCAGTCAACTCCATCTTTTATATCTATGCCAACAACATTCCAACCTTTACCTACCAGGTATGTAGTGAAGTGACTTCCAACAAATCCTAAGTGTCCAGTAACAAGTGCGTTCTTCATTTCATTACAGCCTTTGCCACCTTGATTGCATCATCTTTCATCTCTTCCAACGCATACCTGCGGAACTCTTCCGCGTCGTGGTTGCCTACCTCTGATGAGTTTACCTCGTGGTATTGCTCATCTGGCTCAGACTTGCCGTTCATATAATGCATATGTTCAATAATGACATCGTGATGATAGTCAATGCAGTCTAAGATATTTCCAATAGCCATCCAGAAGTTATCCATATACAAATGGATTAACTTTGGTGGTGCCATAAAGCCCAGCGCTTTAATGATGTTGGTACTCATCATCACCGCTGTCGCTAAGTTCTGTCCTTGAAATAAGTCGTTGCCATAGGCAAGACCGTAGCCTCGCTTCTCTATTGGCTTGTATAACTTCTCATCCCAACCAAGAGTGCGGACCATATGGTCATCGCCCATAAAGGTAATAGTCTGATACTTGTTGGCATACTTAGTAGCCAGCAGGTTAAGTGTTCCATTCATTCTCAGCCGTGGGTTAACCTCATACTGAACACCTTTAATCTTATTCTCTAAATACTTATCAGCATCATCGTCATCTAAACCAAGCATCACATCAGAGATGATAGAGTTCTTGATGACAGCATTAGCACTAGCCTTAGCCTTATCTGGTCTGCTACGCGTAGGAATAATTACCAAGTTTGTTTTCATTACCAACTCACATTCGAGTGTAAATAGGAACGACCCTGTGCATCACTGTCACCTATCTGACAGGTGCCAAAGTTTACAAAGAGAGTGGCCCACTCTGAAGCGTCTGCGGTGTGTGGTCCGAAACGATTCTTCACAGCGGCCACTCTCAACATACCCTGCGGGTCATACCCCAGAGTAAGAATGATGGCAGGTAGTTGACTTACCTTGCCGTGGATTGAACGACGTGGCGGTGGCATAGTCGGAGAACCATACTCACTAGCCTCTGAGACGTGGTGCAATACCAGCACACACGCTTCAGTCTTTCTCGCCATATCGTGCAACTCCATCATAATCGCACGCAAACCTGCCCACTCATTATCAGATTCTGCTGCGACGTTCATCAAGTTATCAATGACAATTAACTCTGGTGATACTCCATAGAGTTCTATGTATGCCTTAACCTCTGCTTCGATATCATCAAGAGATGGAGATGAGTCAAAGACCCATTGGATATTACCTATTCCTGATAGATACTTAGCATAGTAATTGTCATCTCGTTGCAGGTTCTGCTCAACAGTTAACTGGCTATGACCAGATAGATGAGCAGATGCCCTTAATATGACAGTAGATATATCTGTATCAGCAGAAAAGAATAAAGTTGGAACGTTTGCTTTGATGGCATAGATAAGTGCAAACATAGATTTACCTGCGTTGGGTGCAGCAGCAACCATACAGACTTGTGCACGTCTAAACTTAATGTTCTTGCCTACTAAGTTCTTCCACACATCAGGAAGTGGTGACGCTTTAGTTTGCGTACCAGCCCAAGCCTTATGTATTTTAAGCAACGCCCTCTTCCCTTACCCTAATGTTTCTCTGCCTGCGAATTACACGACGCTGGGTTTCAACAAGTCCTCCCCAGATACCGTGGTGTTCATTGTAAATTCCCCATTCAGCGCATTCTGTTTGGTGTTGGCATCGACCACATATACTTTTTGGATAACGTGAGTCAATGTGATTGTTCTCTTTATCTGGGAACCACCAGTCCCCACCAACTTCTGCACATAGCGGAGCCTCGTATTCTCGTGGCTCACGCATTGAGTTATCTCACAAATATAGCGTCACACTTATTTGGAGCACCCTTCGGTGCTGGACACATCCAACCTTTCCACGGACCTTTAGCAGATACACCTTCACGGAATGTCATCGCACCGTGCGAACAGGTCGGCGCTTGACCTTCTTGAACGGTAGGTTTAGGTGAAGAACTTGGGGCTGCGCTATTTCGTACGGGCGCAGAATATGTAGAGCCTCCGAGAGATTGACTCACACTACCGATAAGTGGAGCAAAGTCTTGCGCTGTTGTCAGTAGCGCTTCTAATTCCTCTTTGCTTGCAGCATAAAGGTTAATGAGAGTTCCGTCGGGTGATTTGAAATTCACCTGGAACTTTGTGTTTTCTGATGCAGCCATTATTTATCTCCTTGTAACTTCACAGAAAGCCTTGTGCTCTCTGCGCCCTGCTTTGTTGGGACATAACCAAGAAGTCTTTCTACCTCTTCTTTGTCCACTTGCTTGATACCTGCAACTGTAGTCCAACTTACTGACACACCAGTTTGTGTGATACCAGCAAACCCTTGTAGTGATTCCTTGAGAGAATCTTTTTCTTTTGTTAACTCTTTAATCTTCTCATCTAACTGTAAGAACTTGAGCGCATTGTTACTTGCGTCTGGGTCTTTTATCTCCACCTCTTCAGTTTTTGTACGTTCTTTTTTTAGACCAACGCATCCCATCTCACCTGATGCGTCGTAGTATTTACAATAGAACTTGCAATAACTTTCGTCTCGCTCTGGCGATGGAGCCTCGCTGGATGCCTTAATCGCTTCGAGCCAAGATAAGGCTTCGAGCGCAACCTTCTCGTCATACGCTTCCGTATGTACTTTGATGTCACGCTCGTCGCCGTCCCTCGGTATGGCTACCAGATTGACACGTTGGGGCTTCCCCTTCCCCGACTTGTCAAGCAAGTAGCCATAGACCTGAACCTGCCAGCGTTGCTGCTGGCTAGGAAAGTACGACAGGTTTTGTTTCTTAACTGTCTTCCAGTCAACCACATCACCTGACGATGGAATAAACAAATCAATATGTGCTTTCATACCGTTGTATTCCACTTCGGTTTCTATCATTAAATCTTCACGCCCGTCAAGTGCGTTCTCGATAGCGTTATGAATTGCAGTACCCATAATCGCTGCAAGTTTTAATTCATTATCGTTAGTCTCTGGTTGATTGTTTAATCGATACCACACCTTACGAGAGCAACCACCCAACTCTGATGGTCCAATCTGTACCTGAGTAGAACGTGCTCTACTGTTTTCTTTCTTATGTAAAGCCTCAACTAATAATTCTTTTGGGTCAGTCACGCCAACTCCTTCTCAATAGCCTGAATAGTTGGGCACGGATAGATATGAGCACACCAGCACATAAGTTTTTCTTTAGTAGGTACCCAATCTGGTATTGAACTTGGCTCGTGTAATTCCACTACAGCGCGAAGGGATTTGGTTCCCCACATTCCTTCGGCTAAACGCTCAATTTCTTTTATTCCAAAAAGCAATTCTTCGTGTGTCACTTTTGTCCCCTTGCAATAGCAACGCATTTTCCAATAATAAATTCTACCAATTCTGCTTCAACATAATCTTTTACTTTTAACATAGGCTTAGACATTTCTATATCTTGTGCTATCTTTTTTCTTGTTTGAAACTCAATGACTGGTCTAATAGTACTTTCAATAAGCAAACATATTTGGCAGTTTTCCTCGCTGTGAGGATGTTTTATTTCAGTCATTGCACTCTCCCTTACACTCGTGCTCTTCATTAAACTTCTTCTCGCAGGTATCACACATAGCGCCGTTATCTACACACCAAGCGCAGTATCTATCTTTCTGAAATAAAACTTTCTGGTCATCGCATCC